AAGAATCTTGAATATGATCAAATGATTCTCGAGTTCTATAAAAAAGGAGAACCATCCAGTGGATGGTGTCATTGTAGTTATATTGAAGATAAGCCTAGGAAGCAGTTCTTGCATGCCTTCAGAGAAGAGGGTAGAGTTAAATATAAACCAATTTTAGGAAAAGCAGTCGACCTTGTATGAAGATAGATTTATTCTCTATTCCAATTTATATTTTAAATGTAGATGTAGATAAAATAAAATTAAAAAACCAAACCTTTAAAAAAAGATGGCTGTCTGGTACAGAAGCATCGCATGAATCAGAAGTAAAGATAGATGATGAAAGTGCAACATATCTTTTAAGTTGTGTATCTAAGTTAATAAGTAAAGATATAAGGGGACCACATAATTTAGAGTTAAGTAATATTTGGGAAAACCATTACAAAGAAAATGATTTCCAAGAAATACATAATCACCCGCAATCTCATTTTTCTTTTGTTATTTATAAAAAAATAGATAAATCCAATACTGTCTTTATAAACCCATCAGTAAAATTAATAACCTCGTACTATGAAACAAACTTATGTGATAACTTAAGTGTTTTTGAAGAGAATTTTAAACCAGAATGTAGACAAGGACAGTTACTGGTGTTTCCAAGTTTTGTTGATCACATGGTTTTAAAAAATAATAATTCTGATACAGTATCTGGAAACATAAATATAAAAATGGTAAAGTAAATTATGGCAATAGGACGAGGACAAATATCAGCACAGATAGATGGTAAGCTTAGGGGCGCTAGAAAGAAAAAAGCACCTTCAGGATACCATTATATGCCAAATGGTAGACTCATGAGAGATAGTGAGCATGCAAAAAAGAAATCCAATAGCAAAAAACCTAAGGTCTTCAAAGTTTAAGTTAAAAGTGATACAATCCAAGAAATTGTACAACCGTAAAAAGGATAATAATGGCAACTTCAGGAACCACAACATTTGATTTATCTATAGAAGAGATAATACAAGAAGCCTATGAACGATGTGGGAAGACCACTACGAGTGGTTATAGTCTTAGATCTGCTAGAACAAGTTTAAATCTTTTATTTGCAGAGTGGGCCAATAGAGGAATACACCTTTGGAAAGTTTCTCTTAATGAAAATTTATTAGTTTCAGGTCAAGCAGAATACGCTGTTGATGGAGATGTAAGTGATGTTTTAGAAGCTTATGTATCTACTACAGGTGGAGGGGCTAACACGGTTAATACCCAAGACGTATCGTTAAGTAAAATAGATAGATCAGCCTACGCTGCACTACCTAATAAACTTGCAGTAGGACAACCTTCTCAATATTATGTTGATAGACAAGAAATACCAAAAATATATTTATACCAAGCTCCAGATTTAAACACTTACACTTATTTAAAATATTATGTAATTAAAAGAATTCAAGACGCAGGTTCTTATACTAATGAATCTGATATTGTTTTTAGATTTTTACCGTGCCTGGTTGCGGGTTTAGCTTATTATTTAGCAATGAAAAATTCTCCAGAATTAGTTCAACAAAATAAATTAATTTATGAAGATCAATTAAAAAGAGCTTTGGATGAAGATGGTCAAAGAGCTTCTACATTTATTACTCCACAATCATTTTACCCTAATGGAATATAATAATGGCTAAATGGGCAACAGGAAAAAGAAGTCAGGCAATATCAGATAGGTCCGGTATGGCTTTTCCGTATACTGAAATGGTAAAAGAATGGAACGGTTCTTTAGTTCATTATTCCGAATTTGAACCTAAACATCCTCAAATTAGAAGAAGACACTTTACTGCTGATGCTATTGCTTTACAAAATACAAGACCACAAAGATTTCAACAACCTACTAACATAGACGGAGTAATTGCTTCCTCAGGCGGACAAGGAATGGCAAATGCTACCCTAGCTCTTCCTGGAGATTTTGCTTTTGATAACCAAGGTATTTCAGCAATGATTCCAGCAAACCCCTCTCTTCAAAATAGAAGAAGACAATTGATTTCAACTATAGGAACAGTAACAGTGAGTATTACATAATGGCTATATCTTATCCAGATTTTTTAACACAAGTTCGTAACTACACTGAAGTAGATAACAATGTTTTAACGGATCAAATCATTCAAGATTTTATTAGATCTGTTGAATTAGATATTGCAGGTAGAGTTGATTATGATGACTTAAGAAAATATTCTACTTCAAATTTTACAACAGGTAATAGATATGTTTCCTTACCCGCTGATTTAACAATTATAAGATCTGTTCAAGTAATTGACGGCAGTGGCAATAGAACTTTTTTAGAAAAAAGAGATACTAGTTTTATTTCCGAGTATAATAATGATGGTACAACAGGAACTCCTAAATATTGGGCTAACTGGGACGATTTTAATTTATTAGTAGCTCCCGTACCTAGCTCTGCTCTACAAGTGCAGATCAATTATATAACAGACCCAGCGCAATTTACTTCTACTAACACTACTTTTATTTCCACATACCAAGAATCAATGCTTTTGCATGGTGTACTAACAGAAGCTTTTAGATACTTAAAAGGCCCCATGGATATGTACAGCTTGTATGAAAAGAAGTATACTGAAGAAGTACAAAATTTTGCCCTACAGCAAATGGGCAGAAGAAGACGATCGGAGTATGATGATGGTGTACCTAGAATACAGGTTCCTTCACCGACTCCAAATACATAAATTAATTAAGGAGAATAATTATGGCAATAACAACAAACGCAATTTGTAATTCATTTAAAAAACAAATGCTTCAAGGGGAGCACGATTTTGATGCTGGTGCAGACACATTTAAATTAGCGATGTATACATCAGCAGCTACTTTAGGTGCTTCAACAACAAACTATGCAGTAGGTGACGAAGTATCATCTTCAGGATATACTGCGGGTGGTTCAGCTTTGGTTAACCAAGGTGTAAAAGTATCTTCAGCAATAGCTATTACTAATTTTGCTGATTTATCTTTTACTGGTGTAACATTATCTGCTCAAGGTGCATTGATTTATAACACAACAACTGATGGTGGATCAGGTACTACTGATGCGGTTTGTGTTTTAGATTTTGGTGGAGTTAAAACTGCAACTTCTGGAACATTTACAATCCAGTTCCCTGCATTCACAACATCTGCTGCAATTTTAAGAATAGCATAATAAATAGGAGTTAAAATGGCTTTGGTAGTAAATGATAGAGTAAAACAAACCTCAACTACAACGGGTACAGGTACCTTTAATTTAGGTGCAGTTGTATCCGGTTTTGAATCGTTTGTTGCAGGTATTGGTAATTCTAATACAACATATTACGCTATCGTTAACGAAAATGGTGAGTTCGAAGTTGGTCTTGGAACTGTAACCGATGCAGCTACAGACACTTTATCAAGAGATACAATTATCTCTTCATCAAATAGTGATTCTGCAGTAAACTTTGGTGTAGGAACAAAAAATGTTTTCTGTACTTTACCAGCATCCAAAGCCGTTATCCTAGACTCAAGTGGAAACATTAGTGCAAACAATGGAAGTAACTTAACAGCTTTAAATGCAACACAATTAACTTCAGGAACAGTACCTGACGCAAGATTCCCAGCAACACTTCCGGCAGTAAGTGGAGCAAACTTAACAAATTTAGACGCAGCAGATTTAGCGACTGGAACTATTCCAGACGCAAGATTCCCAGCAACACTTCCGGCAGCAAATGGTTCTGCTTTAACAGATTTAAACGCAACAGCATTAACAACTGGAACTGTAGCTAACGCAAGACTAGATGCACAATTACAAGATGTAGCTGGATTAGCTACAACAGCAGGTAAAATTATTCAAGGTGATGGATCAAATTTTGCTTTATCAGCTTACACATTACCAACATCAGACGGATCTGCTGCTCAGGTTTTAACTACAGATGGATTGGGGGCAGTTACTTTTGCAACTCCTACAGTTGGAGATATTACAGCTGTTACAGCTGGTACAAATTTAACAGGTGGTGGGTCTTCTGGAGATGTTACACTTAATTTAGCTGATGCTTCTACATCTGCTAAAGGAGCTGCATCATTTAGTTCAGATAACTTTGCTGCTAGTTCTGGTGCAATAACAATTAAAGATTTAGGGGTAGCTACAGCAGAAATTCAAGATGACGCAATCACATTAGGAAAAATGGCCCCAGGAACAGATGGAAATATTATTTCATATGATACTTCAGGTAATCCGGTAGCAGTAGCTACGGGTAGCTCAGGACAAGTTTTAACTTCAGCGGGAGCTGGAGCAGTACCTTCTTTCCAAACTCCAACAGTTGGAGACATAACTGCAGTTACTGCAGGTAGTGGTTTAACAGGTGGTGGAACTACAGGTGATGTAACATTAAACGTTGGAGCAGGAACTGGTATTGATGTTGCAGCCGATGCAATATCTGTTGATGTTTCTGACTTTATGGCTAATGGTGCAGATAACAGAATTGTTACTGCAACTGGTACAGACGCACAAAATGCAGAAGCTAATTTAACTTTTGATGGAACAAATTTAGATTTACCTGACAATACAAAAATAAGAGTTGGAACTGGAAATGATTTAGAAATTTATCATGATGGCTCTAATTCCTTTATCGCAGGTGGCTCAGGTAATCAAACTGTAGCTATAAAACCTGGTGGAACGGGTTCTGTTTTAATTACAAACAGTGCTGGAGATAATATAATTACACAACAAGGAGACGCAGCACATCTTCATTATAATAATGCAAGTATACTTGTCACAACAGCTGCTGGTGTAGTTCCAGGACTTAACGATACCTATGATTTAGGTGCAGTGGCAAATGTTTGGAGAAACATCTACACTGGTGACTTACATTTATCTAATGAAGCAAAAGATGAAGGTAATGCTGTTGATGGTACAAAAGGTAACTGGACTATTCAAGAAGGCTCTGAGGATCTTTACATATTAAATAATAAATCTGGTAAAAAATATAAGTTTAAACTAGAGGAAATTTAAAAAGTCATGGCTTTTGGAATAACCGCATATTCTGAAGCGGCCTTTTCAGCAGAAGATAACAACGCCATTGCTTATCCTCAAGGTATTGTCCTTACAGGATCAATGGGGGAAGAGTCTAATACTGGTGATGCTAACGTAAATGTTACAGGTATTCAAGCAACAATTATTAACGGTGGTGCTGTCGCTGGATCTTCTGTTTTAGTTTCTACAACTGGATCTCAATTAACCACAGCTATAGGAGAAGAAGACATAAATGTAGGTGTGCCTATTACAGGGCTTGAATTATCTATATCTAATAAAGAAACTACACAAGACACTTTAACTGCTTTTGGAGAAGCTCCTTTTGCTTCTCAAAGTCCTGCTACTTTCTTCATACCTTCGGTTGAGGTGTTTACAACAACAGGTGCTGGAACTCTTCCAAGTTTCTTATTGCAGACTGCTGTGGGAGATTCGACTGTTACAGCAGATGCTGATATTTCTGTAACAGGATCAGAGCTAACAATTTCTATTGGCGCAGTCACAACTACAGGTATTGCTAATGTAAGTGTTACAGGACAGCAATTATCTTTAACATTAGGGGATGAGTTTGCTTTTACAGATCATACTGTTGCAGTTACTGGTCAAGAGTTAACAATGTCTATGGGGGAAGAAACTTCTACAGCAGATGCTAACGTTGAATTAACAGGTATTGAATTAACAGGTTCAATTGGCACAGTAGATGCAGTAAGTATAGCTGAAGTTACAGGCATTCAAATGGCTACTTCTATAGATTCAGTAACGACATCGTCTAATGCTGATGTAGATGTTACTGGAATACTATTACAATCTAGTATAGGAAATACAAACGTTACAGCATGGGCTGAAATAGATCCAGGAGTAACAAACGTTTGGGCGGAAGTTGATTTAGCGGCTTAAAAAGGATATAATAAATTATGGCATCAAGTTACACAGATTTAGGAGTTGAGTTAATCACTACCGGTGAAAAAGCTGGTCTATGGGGAACGATCACTAATACTAATTTACAAATTGTTGAGCAAGAGGTAGGAGGCTACGTAGCAAAATCAATTGCTGGTGGCGCTGCACAAACTGACTTAGCCATTGTAGATGGTTCTACATCATCTTCAGATGCAAGAAATGCAATCATAGAACTTACAGGAAGTATTTCTGGTAATCAAATAGTTACAATACCAGATTCACTTAAAAAAAATTATGTAATTTTTAATAACACTGTAGGTAATTATACCGTGCAGTTTAAAACTTTATCAGGAACAGGTACTACTTTTTCTGGAACGGACAAAGGTATAAAAATAGTTTACTCTAATGGGACAAATATTATTGATGTAAACGCTAATTTAAACTCAGTTGGCGCTATCACAGCTACGGGCAATATTGTACCCGGAGCAAATGACACCTATGATTTAGGTGCTTCAGGGAATGTATGGAGAAACATATATACTGGGGATTTACACTTAAATAATGAACATAAAAAAGAAGGCAATATAGTAGATGGATCTAAAGGTAGCTGGACTTTACAAGAAGGTGCCGAAGATATATACTTAATTAATAATAAATCTAATGAAAAATTTAGATTAAAACTAGAAAAAATTTAAGGAGAACTTATGGGTATTATTTCAAATGGAACTACAATAATTGATAACGGAGCAATCGGAACAGATAAAGTTGATACTGTACAGATTGCAGCTAGTGCTGTTGAAACAGCAAAAATTTTAGACGCAAATGTAACAGCAGCTAAATTAGCTAACACTGCAGTTACTGCAGGGCAATACACAGCTTCCACAATTACAGTGGATGCTCAAGGAAGAATTACTGCAGCTTCATCTGGAAGTGGTTCATCAAATTTTCAAAACATATTTTACAAAACTGGACCTGCTAGTGGAACTTACACTACACCAGCTGGAGTTTCTAAAGTCCAAGCTTACGCTTGGGGCGGAGGCGGAGGCGGAGGTGGTCTCTACGGTGGAACTGGTGGAACAGCAGGAAGCGGTGGAGATGGTGGTTTTGGTTTTTACGCAGAAGCAGCTTCAGCTTCTACAACTTACACGTATGCTGTTGGTGGCGGAGGAAGTCCAGGATCAGGAATGAATAACGGCAGTGCCGGAGGCGCTGGAGGAAACACAACAGTTGGTGCATTAGTAACCGCTACCGGAGGCGGTGCAGGACAAGGAAGAAGACAAGGGCAAACTCCAGGGGCTAATGGAGCAAGTCCTGGAGCAGCGCACAGTGATTTCCCTAGCACTATTATTTTTGGTGGAGCTTCTGCTGGTGGAGCTGGTGCGAGTTTAACAAGTCAACCAGGTCAATCCGGTCAAAGCGGCGCTTTAGTATTATACGATAACAGAGGTTAATAAATATGGCATACTTAATTTTTAGCAAAGTAGACAGTTTACTATTTAAAATAGCTGCAAATGATACAGATAAAAATAATTTAAATATTATTGAGGATCAATGGACAATAAAAGACGCAACTGATTTAGAATTTAATTCTGTAAGAAACGAAAAAAAATTCCCAGAGTTAAGTGGAGACACAGTTACTTTCATAGACCTTGATACTAGTTATGCTAATGCTGTTGAACTGCAAGCGTGGATTACTAATGCGATTCAACTGTGTGATGATTTTATATCTGCAGATAATAAAAATAATCCTAATTATGATGCAATAAATACTTATAACCAATATTTAAAAAGTTTTGATACTACTTCAATTACTTATCCCCTAAATATAAGTTGGGAACAATATTGTGCAGACAATGGAACAGTATATTTTAATACTTTACAATTACCATAATAACTATTAATTAGTATTTATGGATACTAATTTGTTATCTTCTTATATTCAAGTACACAATAACGTATTAGCAGATAAAGTTTTAACAAGTTTTGAAAAGGTTTGTAGTAATCACGAATCATTTAAAAACGGAAATGTTGTTAACGACTCTCAAAAAACTGAAAATACTAACAAAGAAATTAGAGATACAAAAATTTGGCCGTTAGTTAATTCTGAAGATGAGAAAAGCTACACTAATATTCATTGGTGTAATTTATTGTTAAGTATGTTTAACAAATATTCCGTTGATTATTTTAAAAAATATCATCCGTATAGGCACAACCAAGTTGATATAATAGACATACAAGTTCTAAAGTACAACATAGGTGGTCATTATCAATTTCATGTTGATCATTCTAAAATGATTCCACGAACTTTAAGTTTTATTTATTTAATCAATGATGATTATGAAGGTGGTGAGTTAATTTTTGCAACACCTGATTTTAAAAATGATTTAACAATTGAAAAAAAGAAAAATACTTTAATTGTTTGGCCCAGTAATTTTATGTATCCACACATGGTTAAACCAGTTACAAAAGGAACTAGATTTTCTGTAGTAGGATGGGCTTTGTGATAAATAATTTTAAAGTTATTAAAAATTTAATTACTCCTGATGAGGTTGAAGTTTTAAAAATCTGTACTGAAATAATGCATAGAACTAATTTACATAACTTTGATTTTAATCAAAGTAATAATGCAGATTCATTTTTTTACGGTTCAGTAATTGGAGATTCGTTTCTTTTAAAAGTAAAACCAATAATAGAAAAAGAAGTAGACCATGTTTTATTACCCACTTATTCTTTTTTTAGAATATACACTAAGTTTAGTAGGTTAGATAAACATCAAGACAGACCATCTTGTGAGCTTTCTGTGACTTTACATATTGCTAGTGACAAAAATAATTGGCCTATTTTTATGGGCGGTGAAGAAGTTGTTTTAAGTCCTGGCGATGCTGTAATATATAAGGGTACTGAAATACCACATTGGCGAAATGAGTTCACAGGAGATTATTATTCTCAAGTTTTTCTACACTATGTGACAGCTGATGGTAAATATAAAGATCACTATAAAGATAAAAGACCTTACTTTGGAGTACAACAATGAGATTTATACAAAACAATAATGATGGTGCATGTGATATAATTTTTTCAGATGAAGAAATAGATATAATAAAAAATAAAAAAAAGTTAGTTTTACCTGCAGAAACACTTAGACACTTTGGTAATACCTTAGTTGGAATGGTATCAAATTGGAATATGCAATTTAATGAGGAATTACAGAACAAACAAACTTTTACTAACACTAAAATAGAAGGCACCTCTGATATAGAAGATAAGAAGTGATTATGTTATAATAAGCCATGCCCTTAACAAATGTACAAATTAGACCGGGATTTAATAAACAGGTAACTGAAACAGGCGCTGAAGGTCAATGGACTGATGGTGATTTTGTTAGGTTTAGATATGGACTACCAGAAAAAATTGGTGGTTGGGAACAAATCACAACTAATACATTGCTTGGAAAAGTTACAGAACAATTAGTTTATGCAGACCTAAGCGGTAATATTTATGCTGCATTAGGAACTAATAAAACTTTAATTATTTATTATGAAGGATCTTTTTATGATATTACTCCTTTAGATACCGCTATTACTGGTGCAACCTTTACAACAATAAATACAAATCCAACAGTCACTGTTAACAAAGCAGCACACGGATTATCTGTGGGGGATTTATTTACCTTTACATCGGTAACCCCTCCGGTTGGAGCAGGTTACACAGCAGAAAATTTTACTGATAATACATTTCAAGTAGTATCCGTTCCGACTATTAATATGTTTACAATTACTATGGCAACAAACGCAGGTACTTCTGTATCTGCAAGTGGAGGAGCAACAATAAACCCATATATTAAACCAGGGCCTCTAACTCAAAGTTATGGTTATGGTTGGGGGGCCTCTACGTGGGGAGGAGCTTCTGGAGTCTTAAATACTTTAAACGGTACTTTGTCTGACAATACTGCAGGTACTGGTGGCTCTGGAACAGATATTACACTAACTTCAACTGCAGGGTTTCCTGCATCAGGGACTATAAAAGTTGGAGCTGAATTTATTTCATACTCTGGAATAACAGGAAATAACTTAAACAATATTACTAGAGCAGTAGGTGGTACTAGATCTGCACACAGTTCTGGAGCAGGTGTAGAATACTACACAGGATGGGGACAAGCGGCTTTATCTTCTACAACACTACTAGACCCTGCAACATGGGCACTTGATCACTTTGGACAAAAATTAGTATGTACAATTAAAAATGGTAAAATATTTGAATGGGATCCTCTTTCAGTTACAACAACAGCTTTAGAAACTAGAGCAACAGTAATATCTGGAGCTCCTACAACTTCTGTAATGTCTATTATTTCGGAGAGAGATAGACATTTAATTGTTTTAGGAACAGAAACTATAATTGGTACAGCTTCGACACAAGACAAAATGTTTATTAGATTTTCAGACCAAGAAACATTAAATGATTATCAACCTACTTCAGTAAATACTGCTGGAACCTTTAGACTAGACTCAGGTGTAAAAATAGTAGGTGCTACAAAAGGTAAAGATTATATACTAGTTGTTACAGATACTGCTGCTTATATAATGCAATTTGTAGGACCACCTTTTACTTTTTCTATAAGACAGGTTGGAAGTAATTGTGGGTTAATTGGTCAACACGCAATAAAGTATGTTAATGGTAGAGTATGGTGGATGGGACAAGCTGGTGGTTTTTTTGTTTATGATGGAACTGTTAAATCTATACCTTGCCTAGTTGGAGATTTTGTATTTACAAATAAAGGAAACAATTTAGGTATAAATTATGGATCAGGAGAAGTAGTATACGCAGGTTTAAATCATTTATACGAAGAACTAAGTTGGTTTTATCCTAAAGCAGGTTCTAGTGAACCAGATAGAGTTGTAACATATAACTACATTGAAAATACTTGGACTACAGGTACGTTAGCTAGAACTAGTTGGTATGATTCTACACTTTATGATAATCCTTATGCTTCAGAATTTGACACAACTGCAACACCAAGTTTTCCTACCGTGCAAGGAGTAACTAATGCAAATGGTGCTTCTATTTACTATGCTCATGAAGTAGGTAACAATCAAGTTAGTTCTACTGGGGTTAAAACAGCAATACCTGCTTTTATACAGTCTGGTGATTTTGATTTGGGTGAAGGTCAAACATTTATGAGTATAAGAAGATTTATACCTGATTTTAAATTACTTACAGGTAATGCAGAGGTTACTATTAATTTAAGAAGCTACCCAAATGACGTTTCAACATCCTCGCCTCTCGGCCCTTTCACTGTAACAAGCTCTACAGATAAAGTTGACACTCGTGCACGATCTAGATTTGCTAGTTTAAAAATTGCAAACACTTCTACTGATCAAAATTGGAGATATGGTACTTTTAGAGCAGATATACAACCAGATGGAATGAGATAATGGCTAAAGTAGATATAGTAATACCAGAACCAACACCACAGTATACTGAAGAAAACCAAAGACAAGTAGCTCAATCTTTACAAACTTTGAAAGATAAGTTAAACACTTCTTATCAAGAACAAATTAAAAATGAACAAAACACCTTTAATTATTTTATGTCATGACAATTAGATATAAAAGTGAAACATTTAATTTAACTACAACTAACATCACGACAATTTTAACTTGTCCTGCAGATGCGACTATTATTATTAAAAATGTACAAGCAACTCACGATACTGCAAGTAATGTAGACACTGATCTATTTATAACAAAATCAGGAGCTTCTCGTGTTCCAATAGGTCATATTGTTTTAAACAAATCTACAGACAATTTAATTAAACAATCATTAAACTTAGAAGCAAGCGATATTATTGAAATGCAAGTAGATACAGCTAATGAAGTATCCGGTGCTATAAGTTATGCTTTAATAGATAGATCACAGGAAAATGGCTAAGATAAATATCTTCACAGATAGTATTGTAATAGATTCTTTATTTCATGATAAATTAGATGATGAAATATTAAAAGAATTAAAGGTTAGAAAACAAAATAATCAAGGGGTTATAAAATCAAATTTAAAAGGTTTTCAAACAGACTTTATAGATAATAAAATAATCTGTGAATGTATTTTACAAAAATCAGTTTCTTTAATATTTAAATACTACAATGTTAAACCTAATTTAAAATATAGTTTAAATAATTTGTGGATAAATGAGAACTATAAAGGTTCTTTTAATGAACCCCACTCGCATCCCGATAGTAATTTTTCAGGGACTTACTATGTAGAAGCTAAAAAGGATGGGGGAGAATTAGTTTTTTTAAAAAATGATAAGTCAGCATCAATGACTATGTGTGAAGAAGTATCAAATGACTTTTATAATCTTTATAAAATTCAACCTCTTAAGAATCAAATAATATTATTCCCCTCTAATTTTGAACATATGGTTTACCCTCATTATGAAGAAACACCTAGAATCTCTATATCTTTTAATGTAGATGTAAAAGCTTAATGAAACTACAAGTTATAGATAATTTCTTTGATAACTATTCAAGAATAGAACCAGAGTTTAAAAAAATAAAACTATATAATTTAAAAGATTTTAATGATGAGTTTAAAGATAATCAAGAATGGCCTGGTTTTAGAAGTGAAGCTATTCACCAAGGTAATCCATTTCTATTTGAATTATTTTTAAAAGAATTTAAACAAAAGTTTGAAATGCATATGCCTTTTGCAGTTGACTTATATTTACATTTACGACTTGGGCAAGATCAAGTTAAAGATTGGATTCATAAAGATCTAGCCTGTCAGCTTGGAATGATTATTTATTTAACTGATAATTTAGAATCAGGAACAAATTTTTATAAAGATAATTCTGAAGTACCAAATACAACAGTCAATATGGTCAAAAATAGAGCTATTTTATTTGACTCACAAACAGAGCATAAATCCATGTTGAACTTTGGAAATAGTTTAGATGATGGTAGACTTACTTTAAATGGTTTTGTACACTTAAAATAATGGCTAAAAAATCTAAAGAACATCACAAACGGGATAAGCCTAAAAAAAGGGGTCCTCGAAAACATAAGAAATCTTTAAACAAAAACGAGAAGAGACAGAAAAAAACTAAACGTTATAGAGGCCAGGGAAAAGGCTAGACAGAATTAATTTTTAATAGTATAAAAAGTTATGACTGATTTAATTAAAATACCAGCAGAAGCAAAAGAAATTATTAAACATAAAAGAACAGGCAAAGTGTATGCTAGTAAAACTGATTTTGATAACGATGTTGCTGATGCCAATACTGATACTACTGTGGA